ATTGCCCTTATATTCCTCTACAGATGGTTAATGCTGTTGATCCTGACACGTTTACCCCAAGAATTGGCTTCAAGACACGTTATGGTGTTATTGCAAACCCATTCGCAGAAGGTATCACAAAGGGTCAAGGCGTAGTCAATAAGGACTCAAACGTTTACTATCGTAAGGTCCTGATCATGAATTTGATGTAATTTTACATTACACTGATCATTTTAAAGGGAGAAGGAAACTTCTCCCTTTTTTGTTAGGGGATAAGATGAAGTCTTTTAAACAAATACTTTTTGAAAATACTTTCAAGTCAGTAGAAGACAGACATAAAGATGCTATTGATCTTGGATATCACATGAATCAAACCGTATATCATGGAACCCATAGTGACTTTACAGCCCCAAAGGTAGGACATAAAGGGGGTGGCGTTTCTGGCTCAAGAGAAGGCCCGCTAGGCCTTTGGACAACAAATAGCCCACACACTGGCAGTCACTTTGCAGACTGGTCTTCTAGAGGCCTAGAAGGGGCAAAGGTAATGCCTATGGTGCATAGGATGAAAAATCCTTGGGTGGTGCACAACTATAATGATATTAGAGCCCTAGTTGATAGGCACACTAAGTTCAGCCGTCCAAACATGGTTGTTGGAGGAAGACAAATCAGAATGGTTGATGATAAGGTGGATTATGATGCAGCTAGAAAAGAATTAATGGATAAAGGTCATGATGGCATCCATTTAAAGGATACGTTAACCGATAGTCCAGATGGTAAAACCAAAATTGATCAGTTTGTTCATTTTCATGGAAATCAATTACGATCAAAATATGCACGATTTGATAAACATCGTGCCCATGAAAACGATTTAATGGCATAAAGAAAGCCCCTTTCGGGGCTCTCTCTATTTCGCATTGGAGTGCTGCGGAAGATTAGTTACCGCCGCCGCCGCCGCCGTCGCCGTTGCCCTTGACCATCGACTTCGGATGAGCGGGGTCCTGCATCGCACGAAGAAGCTCGGGAACAGTGTTCAGATCGGGAACCTGAACGATCTTGTTGTTCTGCCAACGATCCTGGTAATACCAAGTCGCGCCCTTGACCTCATAGCCAGTCGGCACGTTGGCATTCGTCGCGGTGGACTGATTCGTGCTCTGCGCCATGGCAGAAGTTGCCATAAGAGCACAGAGAGCCGATGTAATCAGAAGTGTTTTCATTAAGTGCTACCTCTCTAGTTGTTGACGATACCCTTGTAGCAGATACTTATTTGGCTGTCAAGCGGTTTTCATCAGCTTCTCTCGTTTCTTATACCAAGCCTTCTTATCCTTGAAGGCAAGCTCCGCAAGTTGCATAGCTTTTTTCAGGGAGAACCGTGTTCTCTTGATAAACTCATATGTGCGGTTAGACGGGAGAGGTTCATACTCCCATTCAAGATTTAAGTTAAAGACATGGGAACCATCAGAGATGGCCCATTTGTTTTTGTCTCTTTTAACAACAGAAATAACATCATAAGGCCTCTTACCATATTGGGCCTGATACTCTGTTATCACAAGTTTCATGGGCATTTCTCATTGAGAGACATGTCACTGTATCCTAAAAAACTGAACGATTTCCTGATTATAATACAGGATTGTTACAGTTATCATAAAGAGTAGATATCGCATATGTGATGTGCCTAGGGTAGGATTCGAACCCACTGTGTTTCTATGTAACGGAGCTACAATCCGCCGCCACTCCACCATCGTAGCCGCCTAGGCATAGGAGCGGACTAGGGATAAGGTGAACCGATGGACAAAGCCCAATCCCTAGTCCTAAACAACCGCTGACACCATCCGCACAAATGGTGGTTTCGCTCAACGGCTGTCATAACTGAGGGGGAGAGTAGTCACCCCCTCCCCCTCTACAAGGTTTGCCTGCTGGTCAGGCAGTTGTCCCAGACTGGTGAGCGGAACGTTGCAAACCTTGTAATTTATAAGGGACAGGAGAAGCCTGTTTGGTAGCGGGTACAAGCCCCCCTGTCCCTATCGCCATACACTAGGACTTGCGGAGTGACTAGGCACAGCGATACTGTCTCTTATCAGAAGCCAAAGAAGCTAAGTTTAGGGAGCGTCCTAACTCCTGCTACTATGGCTAACAGGTACAGCATAGATGCCCATGCTGTCAAGTAGGAAGCGGTTGTAATCATCCATTTAGCTTCCTCTCGTCTTCGACGCTGTTCAGGCGCGTCTTTACGTTTGGATGAAGAATAGTAGGACACGGCTCGTATCCGCCTCCAACTTTCTCGTTAAGGATGACACAAACAGGCTTGTCCGTGCCACGGAGCACGACATAAACATCAGATTGGTTGGTTTCGCAAGCCAAAAACTCAATGGTCATCATCTTTTTGACGCTGCGCGTTAGACCAAACTTCGCCATAACCGTATCCCTCTGTTGATAAATACCTTATACACGTATCAATCCGTCTTGTCAAGGGGTATTATTATGTCTGCCGTAGGCAACACGCCAACAAACCTAAACTTTCTATCGCCTTTAAACTTTACCTTCTTTGTTCGTAAGTGCCCATATGTAAACTTTTTTTGTCAGGCTGTGAATATTCCTGGCTTTGGTGCTCCTACAACTCCTCAACAAGGAAGCCCTTTCATAACCTTCTCACAGACTTATGATCATTTAGAGTTTCAAGACTTGGTATGCACGTTTAAAGTTCATGAGGATATGATGAACTATCTTGAACTGTATTCATGGATGAAAGGAATAGGCTTTCCAGAAAGCTATGAACAGTATGCCGAGCTAGCCGAAAAGCCTCCCTATTCAGAGATGGGGTTGAGAAGTGATATCCTTGTTCAGATACTAGACAGTAATCAACAACCAAAGTTTGATTTCAATTTCCATGATGCGCAACCTCTAAATATAGGTAACATGCAATTAGATACTAGAACGACTGGTGATATCCCGTTCATTACTCTTGATGTAACTTTCAAATACAATGGGTTCAATTTCTCTAAGGTGACTTAATATATAATGTTGACAAAAATTGAAGAAATTAACAAGGCCATGGATAAAATCATGGACGAATGGGAGCGTGACAATAAACTTGATTTATCCGACCTAGGCACAGAAATAAATCGACGCCTAAAATTACATGCGAAATATCTACGATATTTAAATGATACCAGACGGTCTCTGGCAATTCTTAACAAAGCTAAAACAGTATTAATGGCTGAAAAGTTAAAGATGCTAAGAGAAGGTCCATCAAAAGATGCATGGAAAGCAGACAAATCCAAGATAGATAAGTTCCTTTCACACTATCCTCAGGATGGTAAAAGAATATCATCTAATGAGAGAAACCAATACATAAACTCCGATGATGATATCGTGAACCTTGAACAAATTATTGATAGCTACCAAGAAATCAAAGACAATCTTATTGAAATAATCAAACAAATTAATTCTATGAACTACACTATTAGAGATGCTATTGAGATTAAAAAGTTTGAAAATGGATACGGAGGCGGATAATTTATAGAGTTAAAGTTGTTAAGCTAAACGAAGTTTTTAGCCGTATTGATTGTGACGAAGGAATTGCTAGAGAACTTACAAACAAGTTTAAGTTTCAGGTCCCTGGATTTCAATTTACGCCTCGTTTTAAAATGGGTTTTTGGGATGGTAATATATATCTCTTTTCCTACAAGACACGTAAAATCTATAATGGGCTTCTCTACAAAGTAGAGGAACACTGTATAGAGAACGGGTATGAGTTTATCAATCCCGAGCCTGTTTATGTTCCGTGGGATGATATCAGAACTAAAGACTACATATCAACCCTCAGAATACCCTCCAAATACAATACAAGAGACTATCAGCTTGAAACTGTGGTTGACTGTATCAATGCTCAAAGACGGCTGTTCGTGTCTCCTACAGGCTCAGGAAAGAGCCTTATAATCTATATGTTAGCTCGCTTCAATGAGAATGAAGGTTCAACGTTAATTATCGTGCCTAATGTTGGTCTCATTCGGCAGATGACAAGTGACTTCATAGACTATGGATATTCTGAGGATAATATTCATCAGATTTTTTCTGGTAAAGAGAAGCTGAAAAATGCTCCTATTGTGATATCAACATGGCAATCAATCTATAAACTTCCTGCTGAATGGTTCAAGGATTTTGTCTGTGTAATAGGTGATGAAGCTCATAAGGCTAAAGCTGCCAATCTCAAAGGTATTCTTGAGAAAATGACGAATACCAAATACCGCTATGGTATGACGGGTTCATTAGATGGCACTGAAACAAATAAATTAGTGTTAGAAGGTTTGTTTGGACAAGCCAAACAAATCGTCACGACTGCCGAATTAATTGACAGGAAAGTGTTAGCTAATCTTAATGTCAAGATGTTAATTCTAAAACATCCTGATAATGTATGTAAGGATGTTATTTCAGCAAAAGATTATCATTATGAAATAGCAAAGATTGTTTCTTCTAATGAGAGAAACAACTATATCTGTAAGCTAGCATTAGGACTAGCTGAGGATAATAAAAATGTTATGATACTATATCAATATGTAGATGATCACGGTATTCTTCTTTATGACCAACTCATAAGATCAACTGATGATACTCCAAAGTATATAATCCATGGAAAGATAAAAGCTGAGATAAGAGAACAGACAAGACAATCAATCATAGCATCTGACAGAAGTATTACAGTCGCTTCTATGGGTTGTTTTGCAGAAGGTATAAATATACCGAATCTTGATTACTTGATTTTAGCAAGTCCTACCAAGTCTAGGGTCAAGGTTATGCAGATGATCGGAAGAGTATTAAGAAGAACTGAGACTAAGCATGAATGTATAGTCTTTGATATTGTAGATAATCTTATATATAAAAACCGTATAAATTATACTATGAAACATTACAGGGAACGAGTGAGATACTATACCGAAGAGAACTTTAAATATACTCAATACAGAATTGATTTATAGACTTATCAACAAAACTATTGACATGCTATCTAACTGATATAAAATAACTATTGAAGCGAAGCTTCATTGCTTGAAGCCGTTAGGCTGAAAGCAACACTTATAAATAACAGTAGAAAGTTTTGAGTAGCTAAAGCTACTCAATGAGTCCTTCGGACTCACTTACTGTTTATTACTTGTAACTTTAAACTCTTTTCAATGGCCTTTGGTTACGCGGCTCAATGCTTCGCTCGCGTTGGCGTTTTCGAACTGTGGTTCTCAAACGCAAAGAGTATAAAATTATGAGCCCGTTTTTCGGGCTTGTCAAGCGTTTTTTTACTAATTTTGAAAGGTTCATGGTAAGAGTGTATACTAATAGTGTAAAGGCACGTAATAAAAAAAGTAACGATTACGTTGATAACAAGAAACTATACGAAGCTATGGTTATCTATATTGCTGACTATAAGACTGGCTCTAAGCCACCTTTAACAGACTATATTGGTAAATGCATTCTTTTGATATCTGAAGGTTTGTCTAAACTTCCGAAGTTTTCTGGATATTCTTTTAGAGAAGATATGATTTCAGACGGCTATCTAGCTTGTGTTTCTTATCTTCATAATTTTGATCCTGAAAGATTTAAAAATCCTCATGCATACATAACTAAAGTGTGTTATTTTGCTTTTGTCAGACGTATTCTACTTGAGAAGAGAGAACAATATATAAAACTAAAAAGTGCGCAGAAAAGTATCTCATTCCAAGATTTAATGGAAGAGGGTATTATTTCATCAGAGTTATATGATAACAATTATGAGTTTATTGCCAATTTTGAAACTAAGTTGCAAGAGAAAAAGAAAAAGGCAAAGCTTAAGGGAGTTGAAAGATTCTTAGAGGAGTAATGAAATGTCGATTGCAAATTATAACGTACCTGCCATAATTCGGCAGTGGATAGAGGCTTTGGCTAGTCCGTCAAATCCTCCACACATTAGAGAAAACTATGCTCTCATGCTAGAGAATGTTAAAGACGCTTGTGAAAAAGAACTTATTCGTTATCGCGGCGTGAAGCTCCAAGCACCCGCCAAGGGTAGAAAGCAATCGAAAAACTTATCATGAAAGATGATTTAGATATTCGCAAGTTAGTAGAAAAACTTGAAATAGAGAACCTATATGAAAGAGTTGCTGATCTAAGAGCTAGCAAAGCCGATTTGGATTTCTATTTAAAGTTTCATAATCTATTGAATGACTTCACAGAATCTATAGAAAAGAATCGTCATAAGATTAAGTCACCTTCTGATAAAGAAAAACTTGTTCTTATTGAAAATGAGATTGAAGAGATTCGTAGAGGTATAACAATTCTTGAGAATGAAGAAAGAGGTAGATATTTAAATTGAAGGTTGCTTTAATATCTGATATTCATTATGGCTGTAGAGGCGATAACCTAGTATTTCTTGACTACACTAAGAAGTTTTTGGATGATGTTTTCTTTCCTACTCTAGAGGAAAGAAATATCAGAAATGTCATAATTGCTGGCGATCTAGTCGATAGACGTAAGTATGTTAACTACAATACTGCCTTAAGACTTAGAGATGACTTTCTTAAAAGAATTGCAGATGGATATAAGATGAATGCTCATATCCTTCCTGGCAATCATGATATCTATCATAAGGATAACAATGAAGTAAACGCCTTAGAAGTCTTCTGCCGTAATCCATGTTTTACGGTTATTGATGAGCCATCAACATATGTTTTTGATGGTCTTAAGGTTCTGATGGTCCCTTGGATTTGTCCTGAGAACCAAGAGCGGGTTATGAAGGCCATAGAAGAGTCTACGGCGGACGTGTGTATAGGCCACTTTGAGCTACAGGGCTTCACCATGTATCCAGGCATGGTCTGTGCTCATGGTATGTCTCCATCTATCTTAAGCAAGTTCAAGCTGGTATGCTCTGGCCACTTCCATAGCACGTCAAGGAAGGGTAACATACTCTATCTTGGTGCTCCAATCCAGATGACATGGAATGACTACGATGATCATAGGGGCTTTTATATACTCGATACTGACACGTTGGAGTATGAGTATATTCGCAATCCCTATGAAATATTCGCCAAGATTCCGTATGATGATGCCGATAAGACCATGGATGAGGCTATCGGTTATGACTACTCTAAATATAGTAACTGTTATGTTAAAGTGGTGGTCAACCGAAAGACAAACCCTTATTGGTTTGATCTGTTCATTGAGAAGCTTGAAGAATATGCAACAGATGTTAAGATAATTGACACTGCTGTAGAAAATATTATTGATTTAGACGACTCGTCTCAAATTACTGCCGATAAGGTTATGGACACGGCTACTATTTTGCGGGTTTATGTTGACCAATTAGAAGATGTTAAAGTGGATAAACAACCGCTACAAGATTTACTTGTTGGTTTGTATAACGAGGCAATACAATTAGGAGTATAATATAATGCCTATGGAAGTTATTTTGGGAATTGGGGCTCTTGCGTTGATCATGGCGATTGCCTTTTTGTCATTTGGTTCTTATAATAAGTCTAATTCCTTAGATGAAATCGGAACGGAACCAGTTAAGGTTGAAGCTTCAAAGAAGAAAGCCCCTCGTAAGGCTCCTGCCAAAAAGAAAGGCTAACTTTTCCAATTTGTTATGAATAAGGTGAAATGCTTAATATTAAGAAGTTACGGTATAAGAACTTTCTTTCGTCCTCTTCTGTTTTCACAGAACTAGACTTTCAAAATTACAGAACAACACTTATAGTAGGGGCAAATGGGGCTGGTAAGACAACCTTCATTGATGCCCTTTGCTATGTGTTGTTCGGTAAACCATTACGTAACGTAAACAAACCTCAGCTTATTAATTCTATCACCCTTAAGGGACTTTTGGTTGAATGTGATTTCTCTATTCAAGGCCATGACTACATGGTAAGAAGGGGAATGAAGCCCAACGTCTTTGAGATTTACAAAGACGGAGAGCTAGTCAAACAACTGTCTGAGATGGGAGACTATCAGGCCTATTTTGAGAAGTATATTCTCAAGATGGGATACAAGACGTTTATCCAAATCGTCATACAGGGATCGGATGATTACGTTCCCTTTATGAGACTTCCTGCCCAAGCAAGACGGGACGTTATTGAGGATTTACTTGAGACTGAAATCTATTCAGTCATGCTTGAACTATTGAAAAAGAATGTTCAAAACCTCAAAGACGAGACCCTAAATAACGACAATGCTATTCGCATTTGCGAGAGCAAAATTGAGATGAATAAACAACATCTC